CCTGTGGTGTACCGTTGATCATCATGTCGACGGTATTGATGTACTTCTGAACATGCACATAGTTCGCGAGATTACCCGAGAACCCAAGGTTGTACATGTCGTTGAGTGACATCTGATATCGCGCATCAAACATGTTGACCGAAGAGTTCTCGAAGGTAAACGGCAGAACACGTACGACCGTCAGAATCGAGTCGGGAATCTCGATGTACTCGTTGTCGACGTCTTGTTGCGTCAGTTCGTGTTTAAAGAAGTCACGATAGATCGCATCGGAGTGGTATTCCTGATAGAACTGAAGCGCCTCGTCGACTCGATCCTCGATCTGATCCTGATCGATGTTGATCTCGAGGACAGGAGCACCGAGATTACGGAGGCAGTAGTCTATAAGAGTTTGCCTTGAGTTTGGTATCACTTAGAATTACTCCGGCTTTATTGGCCAATCGATTTCATGCGGAAATCCCGGCTGTTCTGGTATATCTCTTAACTGTTGTCTATATACGGCCCAATCGGATTTATTAACTGGTGAATCGCTCGTTTGAGTCCAGTCACTTAAAAACAATAATTCATTTCTTTGACTGCGCATTCTTCTAACAATTTCATCGTCTGTTACCGCAGTCAGTTGCTCCATCTCATTCTTAGTAATTTCTTTCCATTCTGACTGAATAAGAAATTCTTGATCCTCTTCAACGCCATGAATGTTATCGTTGTTATCTTTAAAATATCTCATTAATTTACCTATCGGAATTCTGCCCACTGATCAAACGGCTGACCGTCGTATCTATATGTTACACCATCAGGAATTACGGTACTTTGAGTTACCGATCTTCCTCCAGAAACATTAGGTCCATAGAGCTCGTGTTCCAGTTCTATTAATTGAAATCCCACACCAACTACTGGTGCTCTTGCTGATATCTGAGCACCCTCATCTCCCGTCAATCCCGGTGTCTCTATTGCAACAATAATAGGACGACCCGTTGTATTAGTATATTCAACACTGCGAGATCGATCCGGATAGTACCAGGCCTGCACGGAGCTGTCAAATCCACCGCCTGAAGAAACGACTGACGATTGGATATCCGTCACATGACCATATGTATCGACACTAATGTTCTGTATTACCGTACTATCCGTGTTACTCGTCGAGGATTGGGACGAGGTGTCCGCATGAGAAATACTGATGGTCTCATTAAAACTCTGATTGGTTGTGAACGTTCCACCGCCAGACAAACCACCCGAGGCGTTTATACTTATGGATGAATCATTTGAGGCACTGCCAGTGGAAACAGAAAAAACGCCGGTACTTGAGTTATACGTAAGATCACCGGATGCAGAGAAAAGATTACGTACTTCTTGATCACTTCTTTCAGAAAAAGAGAAGGCTCCGGTACTTGAGTTATATGTAAGATCGCCGGATGCAGAGAAAAGATTGCGTACTACTTGGCTATCCAGAGAAATGAATCCGGTGCCCGAGTTATACGATAGAAGTCCGGACGCAGTAATCGCTTCTCGTGCGAGTGTATCGGAATAATAGAGATTGGCCGATCCCTGTACGAGATCATCCGTAGTATGATTGGATAAGTCGGACACCGTGCCGGTGACGCTACCCTCAAAAGTGGTCGCGGCGAACGTTTCGGATCCGACGGTCCATTTGTTTTCCGTACCGTCGTATAGAAGAGTAAAACCAGAGTCGCTCAGACTGACCGCGGATCCTTCGACAGAGATCGGCCATGTGCCGGTGGATCCAGTACCGTCGGCCTGAGGAACACCAAGATTTGACCGAGCAACGGCTACGTCATTAAGATCCGAAAGATTACTCTCGATCTCTAACTTATTATCATTGAGAGAAAGAAAGTTGTTGTCGATCTCCTCGTTCGTAAGAAGATCGCCTTTTACGGTTGCGCCGGTGCCCGGTAGGATTCGAGTCGTAAGTTCAGTTGGCATAGTATTGCAGTACCGTCGTTATGCTGTATTCGATACTACTATTTATACATCTTTTTAACTAGAGAACTCTTGGCTTAACCGTACAAGAGTCTTCCTATTTTATATGCTATTCGCAAAATCAAGTAGACTGTTATATACCAGTGTTTTTGACTTTAATTTTCTATAAGTGTATAAGTCTAACTTATCAAGTGCGTTTTGATAATCTCCAGTATTAATTAGAACCGGCTTAGCGCCCATCTTATCAGCAAACTTAAGATCAACTAGACTATCACCTACATACCACCCGTTCTTAATTTTAGAGCCAAAGAGCAACTCATCTTCAGCACGTTTTCCCAATCCTATATTGGGCTTAGCAAAGTAATCTTCTTTTTGAGAAGAAGTATTATACAGAAACCCGTCTATACTTTGAATTCCGTATTCTCCGAAGATTTTCATAAGATGATTAAAGCTTTCATCAATATTTTCTGCAGAAATAATTCCTTTACCGATACACGGCTGATCAGACAACACAACCAACTTATGTTGTTTCTGCCTGATTTTTTTTATTGCTTCAAGCACACTCGGAAGAACTTCAATATCATCTGGTCCTCTTAACGGTGTATCTTTTACAATGACTCCGTTTAGATCAATAGCGACCACTTCTTTGTTAAAAGTAGTCGGCCACTGATTATTACTGTCATTGGAGCTACTAAATGATATCTGATCAGAACTATAACGACCCATTTTATTATTACTTATTCTTTGTTTTTGTCACATTCAACAAGTATGTCTATTTCAGGCAGATAAAGATAACGAATACTGCTTTTAAAACACGAACTTAAAGCGTCCTCTAGTGTTTCTACAAGAGGTTCCCCAGCAAGATTAAAGCTGGTGTTAAAGAGTATTGGAACTCCCGTGACTTTATAGAATTCTTGAATAAGTTCATAGAAGTTTTTGTTTTGATTCTCATTTACTGTCTGAATTCTACACGTACCGTCAACATGCGTAATCGCTGGTACTTCTCCGTGTTTATTATTCTTAAAGTCGATAGCATGCATCATAAAGGGCGACTCCTCAAGCCCAGCAGTCTCAAACCACTCGTTGAAGTGTTCAACTAGCATTGATCCGGCAAAAGGTCTAAACCATTCTCTGCCCTTCACGGTATTAACGTACTGTTTTCCGTTCTCATCTCTAGGATCATACAGAATAGAACGGTTGCCTAACGCTCTTGGTCCAGCCTCTGATCTCCCTTGGAAAATGGTAACAATATTTTTTTCTGCAATAAGTTCTGCAACTTCTTTCTTAGTAACTTTACGAGTAGTAAAATTGTGTTCTTCGTCAAGAACCGAGTAATCAGGAAGACTTGGTCCTAGATACAAAGTATTCAATGGCCTAATACTGCTGTCTTCATTGATTGTATGATATACCATCCTAGCAAGACCAATCGCCGTACCGCCATCATGCGATACTGCTTCAAAGTATATATTTAGATTTGGAAAGCGCTTTTGAAGATAGTAGTTAGCCATACAGTTAAGACCGAACCCACCGGATATAACAATATTAGTTTCACCAGTACTGTCATGAGCGCTTTCAACGATATCACCCACCAGTTTCTGAGTCTCTTGTTGAACCTTGTACGCGAGATCCTTTGCGGCTTCTGTTACTTTAGTATGATCGTTATGCCATTCCTTAGGATCGGCAGTGAGTCGAAGATAATCGTACTGTGAGTCGTTTATTACCGCTCCGGCTGGATACTGCGTTCTTAATAGGTTTCTATTTCCTCTACCATTGATAAAGATCTCAGGAATGTTATCGTTTTCTTTACCATAAGGAGCCAGACCCATTGTCTTTCCGGCTTCAATAAATCCAAAACCAAGATAGTGTGAGACGGCTTCGTACGCTTTTGTGATGGTTACTGAATCGTCTATAAGCAATTGGTTTGATTCTAATCTTGCTGGAATAGTACCGCTATTCCCAGCGGCTGACTTCCATACGAGTTCAAAATTACTTGGGTATGAACAATGATATACGGACTCCGTCTCGAATCCTCCTACATTATTCTCGCCCTGTTCATCAATAGAGAATTGAACTACCGATCCGGCACCATCGACTACAACTGCCGCCGCGGTCTCAAACCCAGAATTATAGAATGCCGTTGCCGCATGCCCCTTATGGTGTTCGTGAGCCAAATTGATCACCTGGACATTCGGATTATATTTTCTTACGATGGCGCTATAAGGATCCTCTCCAGTCCAAAAGAGTGATGGCATTTGAGGATTTGTGCCGCCTAGAACAAGAATGTCTATTCCTGTTCTAAGCGCTTCAATAATACCACGAAACGGATTACCATCGTATTTTGATCTAGACAGCCTTTCCTCTTCAATATAAAATTCTAATTCGCCGTCCACTAGGTAGGCGCAAGAACCGTTATGCCCTGGATTGATCGCTAGAATTCTCATTATTATTTTACCTTTTTATCAATGTCACTTACAATCGAGTCATAAAGTTTGTCAATCTCTTCGTCAGAAAATTCCATAACTCGATCGTTATATCTGTCTGCCATGTGGCCGTCAAAACCAGAAATTCTAATTGGTGAATACTTTTTGACAGAATCTTTTTCAAAAATGTTAAAAAAGTCTGGATAAGATGTATTAACTGGATATGTCGATCCAATGATGACTGTTCCGGGTTTATCAAAAGCACGGGCCATGTGCTGTCCAATAGAATCGCAGCCAACAAAGTAGTCCGCTGACTCGATGAACGCCGCCCACAATCTAAGATCTACTTTTGTCTTTGCGGTGTAGGTATCACCCGGCAAAAACATTTCTTCTTCACCAAAGAAGATAAGATTATACTTAGTTGATAATTTTTTAACAAGCTTAAGATAGGTCTCTGGTTCAAGAGACCTACTAGAATCATCAATTATAATGTTTTCGTCTTCTCTACTTGCGGACCTACCAAAGGGTTGGATCACAATAGTCTTTTGCTTACTCTGATTAGACTTCACTTCAGAGATGAACTTTGCAGCACTGAACTCTTCCCGCTTATTCAGAACCAACGTTGGATTTTCTAGATCAGAATGATCATCGGTGTTATTGATGAGAGCGTCGAATGCTTCAGCAAGAGAAAGCTTTTGTGTATAATATCCAGGATGGCGATATGGTTCCGGGGATATTACTTCATCGGCATCAAGAAAAACATTTTCGAATACACCTTTTGTATCCGGAGAGAAAGTAATGTCTTGAAGTTCTGGGATTCCCCAAAGAAGAGAATCCCACCCTCCAACAATAATCGACGTGTCTGTGTCAGGATTGTTATTGATAAACTTTTTAAGTGCAGGTATTGCAGCAATAATACGACCTGCCCCACCATCGAGCATGATTACTTTTTTCATTCAAATCACCTTGGTTTCGAAAATTCAGCTTGTATATGTTATTATAACATAAACGCGCATATATGTAAATAACAATACTATATATTAGACTTAGACTTAGTCTTGGTGTGCGTATCCATTAGGGTCTGAAGGCCACTCGATAACAGGCCAGTCCAACATATGCTCTTCTCCTCCAGAGTCAAGGCCGTCAGAATCCAAGCCATCAGAATCTAGACCATCGGAGTCAAGTAATACATACAGACTTTCTGTGATATCCCTGAGTTCTTGTCTGTACGCTGCCCATTCCTGTTTTTCTATTTCAGAAAGATTATTGTCGCTAACTTGAGTCCAATCAGATGAAGAAAGAAGCGAGTTTCTAATATTTCTAATTCTATCAATTTCATCAAGAACGTCTTCTTCAGAAAAGGGATTTTCTCTAATATATTTTTCGCGTCTTAAAATATCACTAAGTTCTTTTGGATCAGTTACTTTAACTATACCACTAAGAGGATCAAACTTATACCTTACTGCCATGATCTATTACTCCTCATCCTGAGTATTGTAAGGACGATCAGAAATTACTGAATCTGAATATTTAGGTATACCGTAAAGACCAAATGTTGCGCCCTTTGTAAAAAATATTTCAGACCCACAACATGCAACGCCTGGTATAAAACAACATTGATTATTAGTAAGTAAGATCTTAGTAAATGCTGACGGGTCAGATGAGTAATCCTGCGTGTCGTCGTCGGGCCAATAAAAGCCAAGATAATTACTACTTAGAGTAGTATATCCACGAGCATTTCGTATTTGCGTACTTTCTGTCGTAATAAACACTCGGCTTTCTCTTGGATTACAGGACGAGCAAAAACGGCTGTAACCGCCTTTTTCAAAAGTAAAGTTAACTGACTTAGGAGTCCATGGACCGTCGCTACTAGGGCCATCAGGTACCGGAAAAGAACTAATAGTGCTGCAAAAACCACAACACGAAGAACCCTCAAATAGTCTTAAAACCTTAAATGGAAAACAACTCATTCCGACATTACAAAAATCCTGACGAAGACAATCAGAACTATTTTCTCCTCGAATTGCCTGGTATAAATCGTTGTTTACGGGTAATACACATGCGCGACCAATACTGCAGTATTCTGTTTCTGTGCTGTATCCGTGTATACGAACCATAAGTTTATCCCACTTTGAGGGATCAAAACAAAATTCTATATCCCCAGAGATTGGAGTGTCCCAGTTACAACATACCTGCACCGGCGTCCAAGCACCCGGAACATCATACAAAAGAGTACCTTGGCCGCTAACTGTTTTATCAGGAGACCCGATAACGTTATCGGGTCCCCCACTACTTGTTGCTACCTTAATAAACCTAGGCATTACTCCTCATACCCCCAAATCTGTACCGGTATATCTGAATTGCCGGAATCATCCGCCACCCATACCTTGTCACCACTTCCAATCACAAGGCCGGTGCGTTCATATTGATTTGCCGAAGTGTTATACTCGATCAAACCTTGATTACCAATGCATTCTTTATTAAAGAAGTAGTCGGTCTTCTTATTAATAATGCTATTGGTAGTATCAACTGTAATAAGAGAACGATCACCCTCATTAGTATTAATATAATAATCATCAATCTCACCTGTAGGTTCACACCAAGTAATAAGATCGTGTGAGACATATTTCTTCATGCAACCGTTCCAACAAGAAATAGTACCAGGTAAATAACACTGTGTAAAAATGATCCAGCACTCATCGTCTATTTGATATGGAGGAAGAGTAATTTGAAGTTGTTCATCATAACTACATCTATTCTCCAATGGCGATTCCGGATTTGTAAATTCTCCGATCTTTTCTATTCCGTACTCAGCCATGCTGGAAGCATTATTCGTACATACAGCAACGCATCCTCCACAACAGCAACAGCAGCCAAAACATGCTGGTTTACATGAAAAGAAAGCGTCGTTTGCCTTTTCGGCGTCAAAGGTATAATAACCTGATGCACCGCAATTATTATGTAACATAAAAACATTTCGTTTATTATATGGATCGTATGTGCCCCAGATAATACGCCCGCCGCGTAATAACGGAGTATATATCCCTTGCTTTCTAGCCTCACAACAGGAACAAAGAGGTGACATCCAGTTACTCGCGGTTTTTCTACACTCTCCGCATTCAGGATTGTTGCAACAATAACAAAATGAATTAGTAGGAATAATATTATACATAAATGTCTCAGGACCGTACTCGGTTCTATAGTTTCCAGCAAAGATTGCTCCGCAGAATCCAATAATAGGATTCTGAGCAGGATGCGTGAGTGCATAGTATGAACAATGACCGATTTTGCTACAATCACTCATACCATCCCACCAAGTATTAATACACTGGTTGTGCGGACTAGTGCATCGAAAAACTACACCAAGTGAACTATAGCAACTGCAGTAGTTGCTAGCATAAGCCGAACACGATGTACTCACAGAACTCTTTAACGGGTAACTACTACAACTAGGGATCGATGTTATGCAAAATCTTGGTAATGATCTTATACATCCCGGGTACGAGCATCCAGGACAACTGTCACAACAACTAAACTCATATGAGATTACGGATGGATTCACACTCCAAATGTCCGCGCCCATGAAGGCTGCGCAAGTAGAGACAAAGTCACAACACGAACAGTATACTTGTGTACAGTCTGTCTTGTCAACTCCTTTTAAGAAACATTTTTGTTTTTCATAGTTTGAAAGATTCTTAATGCAATTATAATCAATAAAGTCGTACGACCCCATATTGTCGCATGAAGGATCGCAATAATACGCAGGAATCAGAATCCATGGGCTATCGCTTTCTTCTCGGATTTTTTCAAAATGACATACGGCAGAAGGAGCAGAGAAAGATGGGATGTTGTACCGGTATCTTTGAGGATTGAATGAGGCTGCGATACGATAATTACAAGTCAAACAATTGTAACTACATCCACAATTATTATCGTAGTAAGTATGGTTAACACAATAATCACATCCGTCAGTTGGCCAACCGTTGGGCGGCATTAAGCATGCTAGACCGATAAGGAGAGGAGCCTTACACTGACTAATATAATTTTCTTCGGTCGTATTGTCTGGTTTGTACAAACTGTAACCGGGTGTATAGTTATTTAGATATGTTTGACCACAGTATATACCATCATTATCTAAATTAAGATACTGAAACTCGTTTGAGCTAACGACCGAATCGTGTAATACACTACATTCCTGCAGTGTATTATCCGTATCATCTACCTTGATTGAGATACACGCGTTCTGCGTATTACTATCGACCTGAGACCCGATCGTAACCGAAGCGGGTCCATCGGTAGTATTCTCATAAAGAAGTACCGAACCGTATTTTGGTATAGTACATTTTCCTAAAAAACCTGACATTTTAATCTACTCCGCTATCTTTTACTAGCAATGAAATATGAGAATCCTCTGGAACCGCCGCCGCCGCCAACTTCGGCAAAACTTTGGGCAACACCACTATAAACTTCAAACTTTTGAACATCTGTGTTATATATGAGTTCACCGTCGACTGGTGCTTGAGGCCTTTGACCGGT